TTGGTGCTACAGTTGTTGTGGTTGTAGTAGTTGTACTACTTGTACTAGTGGTTGTAGTAGTTGTACTACTTGTACTAGTGGTTGTGGTAGTTGGTGTTACCGTTGTGGTAGTTGTGGTAGTTGGTGTTACCGTTGTGGTAGTTGTGGTAGTTGGTGCAACAGTGGTAGTTGTTGTAGTGGTTGAACTAGTAGACGTTGTTGTAGTGGTTGGACAATTAGTTGGTATATCAATACAATTTTCACATGTACCAACAGAGCAAACTCGTATAACGGTTGCTCCCATAGGAAGTGTAATTGTATATCCAGCTACTAAATCTACAGCTGGGACTTGTGTTTCAAATGGAGTTGTAAATCCGTTCGCATCTGAATATAAGTCAAAAGGTCCAGCAGCGCCTCCAGGTGGAATGGTTATGGTTATTTGTATTAACATGGTTTAAGGTATTAAAGTTGTTGTTGTTGTTATATTTTCTAAAACTATATCTACATAATTAACACATCTTTCTTTAGCTTGAACTCTTACAGTGTTGGTATAGTCTGGTACTAATGCAGAGCTATATCCAGCTGTTAAAGAAACTAAAGGTACATCTGTTTCAAATGCAGTGGTGAAACCATCGATGTCTGAATATAAATCAAACACCGTGGTATCAGTTCCTGCAGTAGTTAATGTTAGTAGTACTGTCATTATTCTGGGCAACAATTATTGTTAATAGTTGTTATTTGTGAATTTATGTTATTTATCTGTTCTGTAATTGCAGAAATTGCAGCTGTATTATTTGCAACTTGATTCTTTAATTCAAGAAGAACAGCATCTATTTTTGATAATGCTACATTAATTGTGTCGCAAGCTTCTACACCAGATCCTGGAAGTGTGGGACCATCGTACACAACTGTGCTTGATAGGGGTCCATTAGTTCCACAAGAATTGGTAGAGCAGCTACCACAAGTGCATGTATTACTACATCCACAAGGGCTATTTACAACTACATTATTGCAACAAGGGTTTACAGGTAGGTATGCCATTTTATTTTGTTTTAAGGTATATACATTATATAATAAACTCCACGTCCAGGTTGGTAGTTAGCGTGTCCATTTCCACCACCAGTTGCAGCATTTGTTATTGCAGTGCTTACTGATAGAGTAACTTCTGATGATTCACCAACAGTTGCATTACTTGATGTGCCTGTAAGACCATATCCTAAATTACCACCAGTTGAATAGTATTGTCGAATTTGATTATTAGCAGTTGGTGGATTAGTTGTATCTGATGTACCTAAAGAAACCAGTAAGTGGGAGTGAGATGCTGGAGTGATTGTTGATACTGCAGTATTAGCGTGACTATGTGCAGGAATTTGTCCTGTAGTTAACACTACACTATTATTACCATGTGTACTTCCTATTCCATAAGTTGGGTTTGTTGCAGATGGTGCAACAGCTGCATCCATTGCTCCACCAAGCATACTTCCATCGTTAGTTCCAACTATCACTCTACCTCTTAAATCAGGAGTATTATTCTGACCATTGCATAAGAAGATTCTATCCCATTCACCTATACCAGCACCAGAAGCATCAAAGTTACTAAGAATTGCAGTACCTGTAGCAGCAACAATAGAATAAGGAACCATCCTTTGATTAATGAGCTGTTGAGTAGGATTACCATCTATATAGTTTTGAATGTACGTATTAATATCTGAAATCTTTACGTACGTAGCATTTACATATGTAATGAAGTTATTTAATTGCTCAGCTACATCACACACTTTGTATATTACAGATTGTAATACATCTGTTGTACTTGTATTATCAGTCACTGTAAGACAATCTACATCATAAGGTGTAGCAGGGTTAGCAGAAGGTATTTCAGCCACTGTATCCTCTAAAGCACATAACGCTTTTAGAAGCGCTGTAAGCCAGTTATTTAATGATATAGGGTCACAGTCTGGTAAATGTTTATCCACTGTAGAACACACATCAGATGGCTTAATTACAGGAAGTATACCTGTACCATCTAGTGTAGAACTTAAGAAGCCTATAATAGACTGTTCTACATACGAGAGTGAATCTCCATTCTTTATTCCTAAGACAGGGACATCTACCCCTGTATATTTAACGCATTTATCTGAGGTAATCTCAGTACATCCGTTATAGCAATTTGAGCAATTATTTGACATGGTATTTTATATTTTAACAAGGGTTATCTAATGTATTGGTTAATCCAACCTGCCAGAAAGTTTTTCCATCACAGGATTTAGTTTTTTGATCACTTCCTCCAGGTTCTGTTCTATATTCTATTGTACTAGTATTCACTGCTTTTAATTGATCGTTTTTATTCCAACTAGTGATTCCTAATTGACTAGCCACTTCATCTATTCTACAAGCAATTCCATATGTGTATGAGTTAGGTCCACCATCACAACCTGGAGTACTACCTGCAAATACTAATCCAATAATTTTTATAGTTCCTCCTATGTCTGCAATTAATGCAGAACCTGAGTCTCCACCTCTCACTGGATTACAACATAGTCCAGCTGATGGATCTTGACTTTCAGGTGTTTCTATAGGAGGTTTGAAGTATGCTATAGCATCAGTCATTGTAACTGTTGTAGTAGTTCCTTGCATTTTATAATTTATTGGAAAGCTAACTCCTAATTGAAATGCTTTCAATGGACATGTAGCTCCACCTTTAGGTCCTGTTGTTCTTCCTGAACTATATAATTGTGCATTACTTGCAAGTAAGTTATCTATTTCTAAAGTGGTAGCAAAAGGTAAATAATCTGTAACAATAGCATCTAATCCAACTTGTTTCCAACTTTCAGTAGTAGATAATACACTTGAGTTTAATGCAAATAATGCAGCATCTACGTTATTTGTTAATCCTGAACTTTGTGGATGTAAGGGTACATATCTAACACCTCTTCCAATTATATTTGCTGGATCAAAATATCCTGCACCTTCAGTTCCTTGATATATACTATCTACTGGATTATAATCATTCTGTATCTGTCCATTTAAATCTCTTGCGTTTGTATAAAAAGCATCTGCAATAGATACGTGATTGTTTGTAAGTCCTAATACACATCCTGTTGCAACATCTTTTACAACAAGTCCAAATGTACCTACAGTGTTATTATTATTTAAACTAGTCATAGACAATCCACCTTTAACAGGTCTTGTATATGATCTGTTAGGTATTGATGCTGCACCAGCATTTTGTCCACAATCACCATTACAATTCAATGGCTCTATCTTTCCCATCTGGACAACATCTGTCTTAATAGGTTGATTTGCTATACTCACCTCAGATGGAAGTAATTCTTCAGAAGATAATTCTGCTAATGGTTTTTTAACTTCGACACCATAAACAATAGAAAGTTCTCCTGTGTTTACACCATTAGATACTTTATATCCATAACCAACAGAGGTGATATTAGGAGTTGTTCTAACAATCTCCTTTATCTTATCTTTTATTTCTTGTGTTAATTCTAGTGACATATTCTATTAATTTTAAATTAAGCACAACTAGGACACACTGTACTTGTCATAAACATTATATTACAATTAGCAATGTTTGATATAGGATAACCAATTAACTTAACTCTAGTTCCCCATGCTTCTATTGAATTATCACAATTAAACGTATCTATCACCATTGAAAAATTATATTCCCAAGTAAATGGTCCTGTAGGTATAAATTGCATTCCTGGTGTAATAACATTTCCATTATATGTAACTGTCATGTTTGAATCTGCTGTTACACTTGTTATTTCTACATATTCAATATCCTCCCAATTTACTGTTAAATTATTAACACGAGTAGCTTGAATTGATGGAAAAAATGGTGGAGAAGTAGTATAAGGATAACCTCCAGAATCACATGTATTTGTAGAATCATCCGCCTGTACTGCATAACTATTATTAGTTATATTAGGAGTAACTTCTGTTGTTGTGGTAGTTGTTGTTGGAATAATCGTTGTAGTAGTAGTTGTGGTGGTTGTACTACTAGTACTAGTTGTTGTACTACTAGTACTAGTTGTTGTAGTTGTAGTTGGTGTTGTACAATCTCCATATGCAGTAACTTTATAACCATCTCCAGTTGTATGATCAAAGGTAGAAAGTATTGATGATAAGTCATTACCATTTGCATCTATCTTTGAAAATTGGAATACATTAGTCCCCGATAAGAGATCACCGTTAGTACTAAATTTACCATAAGGAACAGTAACTGCTCCAACTCCAACATTGGTAAATTGATACACTGCTGTATAGTCTACTCCTCCTATATTAAATACTACATCATAGTTGGTATTTGGAACTTGAGACCACCGGGTATAACCTGTTGTGTTTGTAGTTGGCCCTACAAAAGATGCTCGAGCATATAGAGAGGGGGTAGTTGGACCTACAGGACTAGGTGGATCTGTATACCAAAAGCTATTATATAAAAGAGTTAAATAGTCAAACTCTAGACATCCAACTAATGGTGCAAGAGTTGTACTAGTCGTAGTAGTAGTTGGTGCTACAGTGGTTGTAGTAGTGGTAGTTGGTGCCACTGTAGTTGTAGTTGTGGTTGTTGGTGCTACAGTTGTACTAGTAGTTGTGGTAGTTGGTGCTACAGTTGTGCTAGTAGTTGTGGTAGTTGGTGCTACAGTTGTTGTGGTTGTAGTGGTAGTTGGTGCTACAGTTGTGCTAGTAGTTGTGGTAGTTGGTGCTACTGCTTCAAACCACGTCCATATTGTATTTACATCTTCAATTATTGTGGTGGTTGTAGTTGTTGTAGTTGGTGATGGAGTGGTGGTTGTAGTTGTTGTAACAGGACAAATAATAGTTCCAGAAAAATCACAGTTTGGTGTAGCACAAGAATAAATATCTACATATTCTCCTGCACATAAGAATTGGAAACTGTACAATCTAACAACAGTAGTTCCATCAGGAGCCTCTACTTGATAACCAGCCAATAACGCTGCTTTAGAAACGTTTTGAGCAAACGGTATAGCAAAACCAGTTGCGTCTGAATACAAATCAAAAGGACCTGTCTCATTGCCTGCAAAACTTAATGTTATTATTATTGTCATGTATTATTAATTTAAATTAATTACAACTAGGGTAATTTATATTTGTTATAAAACGTATATTGATATTAGTTTCTTTTATAATCATTTAATTTCTTTATTTAAAATCTATTAACGGATTGTGGAATTCATGGTCCACAGAATCCTGCATCAGAACCTGTAGCTGGGGCAAGTCCTCCATATACTCCTGTAAAGTAATAAATTGTTCGAGGAACCTCATATACATTAGAATAATATCCTGGTGATGCTATCACTTCACAATCATATCCTTCATATATAGTACTACCCTCTGCTAAAGTAGGTGCATCTACATAAAAATCACCTGCACCAGAATTACAAACATAAGCTCTAACACTTGAGTGCCTAACATTAGTTAACCAAGTCTTACCTGCACAAGCACAAGCTGTAGTTGTAAATGTCTTAACATTACCTACTATATAAGTGGAGCCTCGTTCTACTGTTTTAATCCATGCTCTGTAATAATACTGAATTCCACAACTAAGACCAGTAATAACAGAAATAAATCCTGTTGTTGGTGGTACAATATTATCAGCCTGCGTAGGGTTTGCATGAGTTGCCCAGAAGAAACCATAATCAGAAACAGTTTCTGAATTCTCTACAAATGAACCATTAATAGTACCACTATTTGTAGTAACACTTGAACCTTCAGTAGTAACTGTTGCTAAAATAGGTGTAGTTGTGCTAGTTGTTGTAGTGGTTGTTGGTGCTACAGTTGTTGTGGTTG